GGCGGTGTAGAAGCTCCAGACTTCAACGTAGTAGGCGCATCTCCTGAATCACAGTTAGCACAATCCGTTATAGGGCAGCAAGAAAAACCTCTTAGAGCATTTGTAGTCCATAAAGATATTAAGACTGCTAATGAACTTGATAGAAATATACCTAAAACATTAGGTTAAATATATAACGAATAGAATCAAAATAGTTAATTATATATGGAACGCATTATAGAACTTATTATAGACGAAGAAAACGAGTTTAGTGGAATAGAAGCCATCTCTGTTGTTGAAAATCCTGCTATAGAAGAAGATTTTATTGCTTTAAAAGAACACAAAGAGGTAAAATTAGCCGAAGTAGACAAAGAGAAGAGGATTTTGATGGGTGCAGCTCTTATACCTAACAAGAAGATATATAGAAACAGTGGAGAAGATGAGTATTATATCTTTTTCTCTGAAGATACTGTTAGAAAGGCTTCTGAGCTGTTTTTAATGAAGGGCAATCAAAACAACAGTACTTTAGAGCATCAGGTAGAGCTAGAAGGTATGTCTGTAGTCGAATCTTGGATTATAGAGGATGAAGACAAGGATAAATCAAGAAAGTATGACTTTAATCTACCTATTGGCACTTGGATGGTATCTGTAAAGGTCAATAATGATGATATTTGGGATCAAGTAAAAGCGGGTGAAGTAAAAGGTTTCTCTATAGAGGGTTACTTTGCGGATAAAATGGATGGACCTAAGGAGTCTTTACCTGAACAGATGTGTTCTGAGTGTCTAGAAGAATTAAACGCTGAATATGAACTCCTAGAGGCCTTAGAAAGCCTATCTGAAGAGGTTGAATTAGAATCTTATGGAGGTTATCCTGAATCTGCATCTAATAATGCTAAGCTGGGGATAAAAAGAAATAAAGAATTAGGCAATAAGTGCGCTACTCAGGTTGGCAAGGTTAGAGCTAGACAGCTAGAGAGAAAAGAGAAGTTTACAGTATCTACCTTAAAGAGAATATACTCTTATTTAAGTAGAGCTGCTGAATACTATAACCCTAGTAAGCCTGAGGCTTGTGGGACTATAAGTTATCTTCTTTGGGGAGGCAAAAGTATGTTAAACTGGACTGAATCTAAATTAAAAGGATTAGAGAAACTAGAGGATGTTAACCCTTGCCAAGAAGGTTATGAGATGGTTGGGTTTAAGAATAAGAACGGTAGAAAAGTACCTAATTGCGTACCTAAAAAATGATAAATAAGATGAAAGAAACTCCAAGCTATTCTTCTCCTAAAAGCAGCAAGAGAGGATGTCTTTGTAAGGATGGAAGAACATACTCAAGAAAATGTTGCAACGGCACATTAAGAGGTCAAGGTGTGGGTAGTGTTACTAGATATTTGTTTCACCTATACACTGAAGACGGGAAAAAGTTAATGCAAGAAAACACACATAAATTATATCAATAATGGCAGATCATAAAATATCAGAACTAACAGATGCTACTACACTTACAGGTACAGAGCAAATCCCTTTAGTACAAAGTAGTACGACAAAGAAAGCCACTATAAACGACATAACAAATCATATTATAACTGTAGCTAAAATAGCTTCAGCAGATGAGGTTGTTGATTTAGACTCTTCTACATACGAAAACGCTATGATGATAAAATTAACTTGGGATGGCGCTTCAGGAACTGCAACATACACATTACCAGATGCAACCTCATCTAACTCAACAAATAGAGTATTAAGATTTATAACAGATAGTACATTTTCTGCTAGTACAAGGGTTGATATAACTCCTGCTAGTGGTCAGAATCTGGATGGTGCTACATCCTCATATGAAATAAATAAAGCATATGAAGGTATAGCCGTCTGGAGTGATGGTATAGAATGGTTTATTGTTCAGAAAAAAGCCTAAAAATACAACACTTTGAGGGTTAGTCGGTAATATTTATAAATATTAAATTTTATGAAAGCAAGTGAAATCGTTTCAAAACTGAAAGAAGTGCTTTTATCTTCAACAGAAGATGTGGAAACTCAAGATACAATACAAGAAGAAGTACAACTTGAAGAATCTACTCCAGAAGTTAAAGAGGAAGTACAAGAAGAAGTACAATTAGAGGAAACTCCCGAAGGTGAGGTTTCTGAAGATGATTTAGCAGAAGAACCTGCTGAAATGTCTTACGCAACAAAAGAAGAACTAGCGGAAGTTAGAGCTTTAGTTGAAAAGATGATGGGTCAATTAGAGGCTAAAGAAGAATCGAAAGTAGATGTTCCTCAAGAACTTTCTGCTGACGAAGCTCCTGAACAACCTTTAATGCACTCTCCTGAGAATGTATCAGAGAATGCTCCATTAAACCTTTACGCACAAAATAGAGCTACGACTACTTTAGATCGTGTTCTTCAAAGAATTAGTAAATAAAACACAAAAATCAAATTTAAATTATGGCAACTACAACTTCAATCACTACTACTTATGCAGGTGAATTTGCTGGAAAGTACATTTCTGCTGCATTGTTAGAAGGTTCTACTATCTCTAGCGGTGGTATTACCGTTAAACCTAACGTAAAGTTAAAAGAAGTAATCAAGAAAGTATCTACTAACGATTTAGTTAAAGATGCAACTTGTGACTTTGACGCAACTTCTACAATCACTCTTACTGAGAGAATTTTAACTCCAGAAGAGCAACAAGTAAACTTACAATTGTGTAAGAAAGATTTCCATTCAGACTGGGAAGCTATTCAAATGGGATACTCTGCATTCGATAGCTTACCTCCTAGTTTTGCTGATTTCTTAATCGGACACGTTGCTGCTAAAGTAGCGCAAAGAACTGAGCAGTCTATCTGGGCAGGTGATACAGCAACAAACGGACAATTTGATGGTCTTTCTACTATCGTAGCAGCAGACGCAGGATTGCCAACAGCGCAAGAAGTTGCAGGAGCAACTGTAACGTCTTCAAACGTAATCACAGAGCTTGGTAAAATTGTAGACGCTATTCCTTCTTCTCTTTATGGAAGCGAAGACCTTAATGTATATGTATCTCAGAATATCGCAAGAGCTTACGTAAGAGCTTTAGGTGGATTTGGTGCAGCAGGATTAGGTGCAGCAGGTACAAACGCTATGGGAACTCAATGGTGGAACAACGGAAGTTTATCTTTTGACGGAGTTAAACTATTTGTTGCAAACGGACTAGCTGATAACACAGCTATGGCAGCAGAAAAATCTAACTTATTCTTCGGTACAGGATTGATTTCTGATCATAACGAAGTGAAAGTTATTGATATGGCTGACTTAGACGGTTCTCAAAATGTGAGAGTTGTAATGAGATTTACAGCAGGTGTACAGTATGGTGTCGTTGAAGATATTGTAACATACGGTATTACAAACGCTGCGAACTAATAAATAATTAAATAACTATAAAGGGTGGGTAAGCCAAGATGCCTACTCACCCTTTTTTAATACTAAAAAATATGGCTTGTGATTTAACTAGAGGGCGTAAAGAAGGCTGTAAAGATCAGGTTGGTGGTCTAAAAGCTATCTACTTCACCGATTTCGGTGATTTAGGTACTATTTCATATGCTGATACAGCAAATGAGGATTACCAAATAACTGACCTTTCAGGCACTTTTACTGCCTACAAATATGAATTAAAAGGGAATAGTAACTTCGAACAGACGATTACTGCAAACCTAGAAAATGGAACTACATTCTTTGAACAATCTTTAAATGTTACATTAAAACAACTAAGTAAAGAGGACCACAAAGAATTGAAGTTGCTATCTTATGGTAGACCACATATTGCTGTGGAAGACTATAATGGAAATGTATTCTTGATGGGTACGGAACACGGTGCTGAATTATCTGGAGGTACAATTGCTACAGGAGCGTCAATGGGTGATTTAAGTGGATATAGCCTTACCTTCACAGGTATGGAGAGAAGACCTGCAAACTTTGTAGATGCACCAACTGATGGTAGTCCTTTCGCAGGAATGGCTTCAGCTACTGCTACAATTACAGAAGGTACAAACTAATAAGAGTTCATTTTGATAAGAAGATGGGGTGGCTTTATGGTCACCCTTTTTTTTTGAACAAAATCAAAGGTATTTAGTTATACTTATATGATAAGACTTTTGCCAAATACAAATTCACAAACACTAAGTATAATACCTAGGTCATATACCGCTGCTAGTGATTTAACATTAAAGATTGTTGAAGATGGCACAAAAAAGAATGAGACACTAACTGACTTAACCTCAACAGTTAATGGTAATTTCTTAGATATACCTTGTACTTTTAGTATACTATCTGATGATTCGGTTTATTCTATAGAAGTGAAGCAGGGTTCAACATTACTTTACAGAGATAAGGTTTACGTTACGTCTAAAACAGATACTACAGTATCTCACACATTAAATACCAGTCAGTATAATAATTATGACGCTGAAACTGATGAGAAACAATATATGATAATATGAGTCGAAAAAGTATAAAAGCGAATAGAAATATCCAAAGACCTAGAAATATAGACCCTAATATGAGGGTTATTAACCTATCTGGTTATGAAATACCCAAGGTAAAAGAGAATACTAGAAAAGAATGGGTTGAATATGGAGATGACAATAACTACTTTTATGAGCTTATTGAAAGATATCTAGGAAGTCCAACAAACTCTAGGTGTATCAATGGTATTGTTGATATGATTTATGGTAGAGGCTTAAATGCAACAGATTCTACAGACAAACCTGAGATGTTTGGTAAGATGCAGGCTTTGTTAAAGCCTACAGATATAAAAAGGATAGTTAATGACATTAAGATGCTTGGTCAAGCTACAATTCAGGTTGTTTACAAAGCAGGTAAGAAAGAAATAACAGGACTACATCACTTCCCAACAGAAACATTAAGAGCGGAAAAGGCAAAAGATGGAAAAGTGCAGGCTTACTATTATCATCCTGATTGGGTAAATATAAAGCCAAGTGATAAGCCAAAGAAAATACCATCATTTAGAAATGGTAGTAAAAGTGAAAGAATAGAAATTTATTGTATTAAACCATATAGAGCAGGGTTTTATTACTATAGCCCTGTAGACTATCAAGGGTGTTTACAATATTGTTCTCTAGAAGAAGAGGTATCTAACTATCATATCAATAATATAAAGAATGGACTGCAACCTTCTTTATTATTAAACTTCAATAATGGTATACCTACAGATGAGATACAAGAACTTATTGAAAGAAAGATATATGATAAATTCAGTGGGTCTTCTAATGCTGGTAGGTTTATATTAGCTTTCAACGAAAGCACAGAGACACAGGCCAATATAGAGCCTATACATCTTCCTGATGCTCACGCTCAATACGACTTCCTAGCTAAAGAGAGTAGAGAAAAGATTATGATTGGTCACGGTGTTGTATCACCTATATTGTTAGGTATAAAGGATAACACAGGCTTTGGTAATAATGCTGAAGAACTTAGAACAGCATCTATTCTTATGGATAATATTGTTATCAGACCGTTCCAGACATTACTTATTGATGCATTTAAGGAGCTTTTGTCATTTAATGGAATATTTCTTGATCTATACTTTACCACTTTACAACCGATAGAGTTTACAGAA